CACAGCAGCACCAGCCGCATCTGGCCGTGTCTCTGGTGGTGGGAATGGTGGAGCTGGTAGTAGTGGCGCTGTCAGCATCAATGGCCGAACAGCCAGAGATCTTCCAGCTTCTGATCGCGCTCTCATGCGGCAGTTCATTGAGGACGGCCTGTATACGGAAGAAACCTTTCTGAAGTCCTACTTTACTCGAAATTAACCCGCAGGTCTGCCCTTTCTTTAAAAATCAAATGGAGTCACTATGTCACATGAACCAAACCAGTCCGCTGGTACACAAGTAATCCAAGAATCTGCTGAAGACTCAGCCCGTTTAGACTTTGCGGCTGCTCGTGGGAAAGCCCATGTTGCTGCTAAAGCCACTCGCGCACAGAACCAACGTCCTGAGGATGCTCGGGAACGTCAGTCAGATTTTGGTGGGTTACGGTTGAAGATGCACGTAATGGGTACGATTGAAGGTTATCACCTCTACTGGGAAAATGACCAAGATTCTGCTATCGAGCAGTTACTGATGGAAGGTTTTGAGTTTGTCTCCCCCGAAGAAGTCGCCATGAGTCGTGCCGTTGTTGCTGATAGTGATGTGGCACATCGTGTCAGTCGCTATGTAGGGACAAAAGCGGATAATACCCCACTGCGTGCATACTTAATGAAATGCAAGGAAGAGATATGGGCAGAGCGCGAAGCGCATCGCTATCTACAAGCAGATACTTGGGACAATGCGATACGACAAAGCCAAACAGCCCCTCGTGGTGAAGGTCAGTATGTACCGAAACGTGTGAATAATTCCTTAAACACACATGCACGTATTGACTTAGCAGCGGGAAATTAATTCAAACTGTTTCTGACTCACTTTAAGGAATATTCCAGATGGCAAATATCATTGCACCTAGGGGCTTTGTCCCCTCCCGCTACCGAGCAGGTAATGCTTGGACAGGCGGCACAAATTTATACGTTGTCCAGGCTGCTGAGCCCAATCAAATCAACGTTGGGGATGCTGTTAAGTCCTCCGCCAATGGCGATGCGAATGGCATTCCAGCAGTAACCAAGATCACCAATGGCACTGATACTATCCGTGGTGTTGTAGTTGGTGTGTTGGTGGCCGGCCCTAACCTCCCAAGTCTCGTTGGGGTCAACTTGGATCTGACTATCCAGAATATCCCAGCAACCAAGGCCCATGATTACTACGTATTGGTCGTGGATGATATGGATGTGCTGTACGAGCTTGCAGATGATGGGCTGAATGCATTAACAGCAACAAGTTGCAACAAAAATGCAAGTTTTACTGTAACGAATCCAACTTCACCACAGCAAAACTCGGCTACGGTATTGAATACAGCGTCAGTTGCGACGACTTCTACATTGAACTTGCGCTTGCAAGGTCTAGTGCAAAAGCCTAACAATGCCTATGGTGTGAATGCTGCATGGCTTGTCATGATTAATCAGCACGAACTGATGGGTAACACAGCTGGCGTTTAATCTGTGCAACTGATAACTAATTAAGGAGTAGTATATGTCAAGTATCGTCAACACAGGCTCGTATCCCAAGGGACTTTGGGAAGGTGTAAAAGCCTGGTGGGATTCTGCGGCAGCTTCCGCGCCGCAGTTCGCTCCATTGATGTTCCGTAAGGAAACGTCCAAAAAGAACTATGAAGAATACGTGCAGTCCATCGGTTTGGGCTTAGCTACTGTTAAGACCGAAGGCCAACCAATCACGTATGATGGTATGCAACAAGGTTTTATCACACGTGGTACGAATATCGCCTATGGCTTGGGAATCATCACCACTCACGAAGAGTTGATGGATAACTTGTATGTGAAGCTCACAAAGAATCGCACCAACAAGTTACGCCGAGCCTTTGCGGAAACAAAAAACATCAATGCGACCAATGTCTTCAATCGCGCCTTCAACTCCAGCTACTTAGGCGGTGACGGTGTGAGTTTGCTGAACGCGGCGCACCCAAACTTCACTGCAGGTACATGGCAGAACAAGTTTGCGGTTGATGCAGCATTATCCCAAGCAGCTATCGAGGACATGCTGATCCTGATGATGCAAGCCAAGGATGATCGTGGTTACATCGAACCACTGATGGGGGATAAGTTGATTGTTCACCCTAATAACTACTTCAATGCAGAGCGGATCCTGAAAACATCGAAGAACGTTGGCACAAACCTGAATGACATCAATCCGATCAATCAGCAAGGATTGCTCACTGGTGGTATCGTCAGCAATCCTTACCTGACAGCGACTGGCCCTTGGTTCATCACTACCAACTGCGAAGATGGTATGATCTGGCAAGAGCGTGAAGCATTGGATATCTGGGAGGATAATGATGCGGATACACGGAACTTCAAGGTCGGCGCCTATGAGCGTTATTTGTTCCTCTGGGCAAACCCACGTGGTTTGTTTGGTTCGAACGCAGCCTAAGTAATTTGGCTGATTGAATGTCCGGCGAGTTACGGGATTGTAACTCGCCGGAGTTACTTCAAAGGAAACTGCTATGCCTTTCAATGGTAAGACTACACGAACCCCAACAGGCTCGACCAATGCTGCCCCGTGGCAGACAATGGCAAACTGTGGGACGCAAGACCCGACTTGGTCTCATGAGTACTTCAATGACTTCAACACCTATCTACCTTCAGACTGGACTGTCACCTTGGTTGGTGCTGGTACATCCGCCCTAACACCTTTCGATGGCGGCGCTCTGCTGTCCACGACAACTGCGGGTATTGCGGATGCCAACTACTACCAACTCGCAGCTGCTGGTTTCAAGATTGGCAGTACGCTCTCGGGTGTTGGTATTCAGCCAAAAGAAACTTTCTTCAAATACTCAGGTGCTTTGAGTGACGTTATTAATGATGTTTTTTATGCTGGTCTTATTGTAACATCAGCCACACCGCTCACCGCGACTGATGGATTGTATGTCACGAAAAACAGTGGGTCAGCCGCACTATTCCTAGTCAGTAAAATTGGCGGAGTCTCCACCACAGTTGCTCTACCAGCTGCATGTATTCCAGTTACTGGTGTGCAATTTGAACTGGGCATTCACGTGGATACTCAGGGCAATGTGGAAGTTTTCTGGAATCCAACCACAGGGGATAATCCCGTGGGTTATGCACAGGCAGTTTTGGGTCAGCCTGTCGGGCGCGTAGCTACTTTGCTACAAACTACTGCTACCTCAGTAGTGACAGCGCAAATCCTGAACCCTTCTTTCGGCCTGCTAAACACTTCGGCTGCTGCACGAACTCTTACAACAGATTACATTGTTGTGGAACGTCACCGATAACCTAAGGGGGCATTATGGCAAATTCACTGCTCACGCAGATTATCCAAGATGGCCCTCGACATGCCACTGTGAAGCTCACATCAGTTCAAGATACCAGTGATGTGGCTCAAGTGACTATTGTAGCCCCTGCTAGTTATTTCCCGATCCCTAAAAGCTTTCGGGTGATGCATATTGACTACAGTATCACAGACCAACTCGCTGTACATCTGCTGTGGACAGCTACCACGGACTTGGAAATGGTGCCCCTTGCTGGTAGGGGGCGTATGTCATTTCAGGAGTTTGGGGGGCTGACAGATAATGGTGCAGCTGGTGTGACGGGCGGTATTGACGTGAAAACT